GCGCCTGAGCGCCCGGCGCCAGAGGTTTGTTACGTGTGTCCTGAACTTCTGCATGGTGGGGAAGTTGCCCGGTACCGAGTGATAGTTCAGGTATCCCTGAACCACTCTCCTGAGCCATTTTCCCTGTTCGGGGATTGAGTAATGCCAGCGCCTTCGCAGACCGTCTTTGATGGCTTTCAGAGTTGCCGTCATCCGATCCCGGCGGGTCTTTCGTATCAGCATGAACCTGCCGTTGCGATCTTTCCCGCTGATGTGCGTGAACCCGAGGAAGTTGAACGTTTCTGGTTTGCCTTTTCCCCTGATGGCACGGTTTTCGGCAGCGAAGCGGCCGAACTCCATCAGACGGGTTTTCTCCGGGTGAACCGTGAGTCCGAACTCCCTCAGTCTGCGCTGCATGGCTATACGGAAGCGCCGGGCATCGTATCGTTTGTCGAACCCGATGACGATGTCATCGGCGTATCTGACCATTACCACATTGCCTGTGGCATAGCGACGTCGCCACTGATGCGCCCACAGATCGAAGACGTAGTGGAGGTATATGTTTGCCAGCAGCGGTGAGATGACCGCACCCTGTGGGGTGCCTTCCTCCGTTGCTCGCCATTGACCCTCCTCCGACGTCCCGGCTGTGAGCCACTTACGTATGAGCCTGATTACCCTCCGGTCGCCGATCCGATGCTCTGTGAACCTGATCAGCCATTCGTGGCTCACCCTGTCAAAGAACTGACTGATGTCGGCATCCAGTACCCAGTTTACGTTAGTGCGTACCAGCCCTGTGGCCAGTGCGTCCAGTGCATCGTGCTGGCTTCGCCCGGGTCTGAACCCGTATGAGAACCCCATAAAGTCGTTTTCATAGACTGCGTTCAGGATTTTCACCAGCGCATACTGGACGATCTTGTCCTCCAGCGAGGCGATGCCGAGCGGGCGTTGTTTTCCATCCGCTTTTGGGATGTAGTGACGCCTGCCGGGCTGCGCCCTGTAGCTGCCCTGATGTAGCCTCCGGTGCAGATCTGTTATGTTGTTCTTCATGTTTCCGGCGTAGTCCATCCACCTGATGCCATCCACTCCGGCGGCCGCTTTCCTGCTCAGGGAGAGGAATGCGGCTTCCAGTGCTTCGACTGTCAGCAGGTGGAACAATGCTGTAAACCGTTCTTTCTTCCGCTGCTTCGCAGCTTCCCGCACGCGTGACAGCCTCTGTGACATGCTTTCCCGGCTCTGTGTCCGGCGCATGTGTGGCTGTTCCGCGTTCCCCTTGGCCCCGCTCCTTCGCTCCACTGACTCCGCTCCTTTCGGGTTGTTCGCCTGCTTCGCCGCTACTATGAGCGAGTCCGACTTCTCCTCTCCGTACATCACCGGCTATGACTCCTCGTCTTCCCGGTGCGGGCCATCCCCGACACTGGCAGATGGTCAGAGGGGAGATCTCCCGGTTCCCGCGTAGAGATCGTATTGACATGCCAGGGTCTCAGACCCCGCCGGGTCCATGTGGCACTCGCAGTATCGCACCCTATGATGTTGCCTTCCGTTAACAGTACAACGTCGGCACCCGGTAATTTAATATACATTTCGTGGCTCAATGGCTGGCCTGTCAACACCCCTGTCAACGCTTCACCCCATACCTCGCGGTATGCAACGCATGACTCGGGGACCTTGTGGATTGCTGGTCCTTCAATGGTCGGGGACTTTCACCCCTTGATCTCTACCGGTCTCCCGGCGCACGCTGTATAAATAAACAGTATACCGATTGCATGAAATGTTCAACCCCTCTGCAGCACTTTTTGCTAACACCATGCTTATGTTTAGATTGATGTTTTTCCATATTAAAAAACCCGCCGAAGCGGGTTTTATCATGCTGCAATACTTTTTTCAGGCAAATTTCCGGCAGATTGGACCTCACCAGCACTTTAGCATGAAGCGGAGTTACCCCCATGGTGGAGATTAGACGTTAAACGCACTTTTCAAGGTTTTACCAGACTGAATTTTATTGTATCCCGATATACCCCTGGATGGCCTGGCACAAACTTACACTTTTTAATAGCAACCTCAGTTTCCCTGAAGAAAACCTCATCGCCCGTTTTGTCTACTGAGTACACTTCTCCTTTATCATTAACCCATGCCGCATAATCGACACTCCCTTCAGTTCTCAATGCCTGAGCCTTGACTGGCATCGCTGGCGTAGGACAACCTATACGCACAGGCGCTATTTCTTCTTTATTATCAACAGCAAATGCCACATTTGATATAAGAACAGCGCAAACCAGAAGTGATGTTTTTTTTAGAAACGATACCATCTTTTGTTTTCCTTGTATCCCTAGGCTACTAAGACGCTTTTTCATGTGACACCGGATGGGGTGGACCTACTTCTATATCCCCTCTGGTATAGAGGGGATTATAGTTTAAGTCGCTGCTGGCGTCTGACACATCTGTGGCAAATTAGCACTTATAAGTGCCTCAGTGAATGACAGCGCATCGCGTACAGCCGCAGATGATGATAATAATGCCCAGCCATGTCGGAGGAGTTGGGGGTGTGGAAAAGGCCAACCGCGTCTTTGTCTGCGACGAATTGATACCTATGCGGTAGCGCCTTCATGAATTGAACGACTGGCTTGGCGAAAATGTCACGCGTTTTGAAGATTATAATTTAGGAATGGAAGATACTTAAGAGCCCGTTTTAAGAGGCTTTGATTTTTAGTATAAACACAGGCGCATGTATATTAAAATTCACAGGTCCGGATCTACAGGCTCATGATATAGATTTACAGGATAATGAATAACTTCATAATCTAGTTGAGAAACTGTGTGAACATGCTGACTATAAAAAACCAAAGGATTTTTTTGACAAGGAGTAATTGTTATAGCCTTACAGGCATGTATTCTTGGTGCGGACTTATCTAAATGAGATTTCCACTTGGTCATCATTTCATTGCACTTCCGATTACGAGTATAGATGATCAATCCACCACTTGCGCTGTCTACGGTACCCGTACTATATCGTTCTGTGAGTTGAGCATATCCTTTAAACAAATAACTATATGAAGACGTATGTTTTTTAGCCTCACCATGCCAAATAAAGTTATTTAACTTTATTGTAATATCACAATGTCCACGTTGATTATTTTCATGATAGGCCTCAACGCCCATATCCCTATTTTTGATATTAGCCAACAGTATTAAAGTAAGCTGATCTTCCGTTAAATCAAAGTTCAACTTATTTGAATTCTCTTCTATTTCTTTTACAGCACGATCAAGTTCAATCCTAACAAATTGTTTGAAATTATCATATGATTGAAGTGCAAATTTAACACGAGTAATAGCAGCATTGATACGCTGAAGGAAAAAATCATTATCAATATCAGCCAAACTCATTGGTGTGGACATTTTTAACATTAGACAATATCCTTTGATTTAGACTCATCTAATGTAAAAAAAGGGAAGACGAACAACTTATAGTCATGCATAAGCTCACCTGTATATGGGTTTACTAAACATTGACTAATTTCCGCCTCAACCACTTCCTCTATCTCAAGTTCTACAGGGTCATGAAAATCATCAATAAACCAGTAATTGAGTTTTAAAAAATCAATTTTTGGACTGCACAGAATTTGTATGGCTGGATAGAGAACCTGCTCATACGTTTCTGATTGTAAACCCTTGTTATAACCATCAGCTATATTAAACAAATCCTTATAACTTAAAGCCATGTTTGATGATTTTTTAGCCCTTGCCTCAATTTCATCGTACAAATAGCAAGCTAGCGCCCCAACATCAGGGCGCTCTGCACACATTTCTTTGATGACTTTGGGCATATCACCATCCTTCATTGCTGACTCCGATTATAATATCAGCTTTGTGAGGGTTTCGAAATCACCTTTGGATATACATTTACTTAATATAGCATAGTTGACAGGAGAGCAACCACTCCCTCCTAAATGCCTGCGGAGGGTTCCAGGAATGATAAGCTCTACGTTATCTGCCAATTGCAATTTTGGATTATTTCTTTCGACTCTAATTCCAATACGATACAAACCAATACTGCCTACTGCTTTTATACCTTCCTTATTAAACGAGTCATCACGCAAATCTTTTGTAGCCACATTTTTCTTTTCCTTATGCGTGGTGCCCTCACTCGTCAAAAATGACAAATCAAAGACTTTATAGTTTAATTTTGAATAGGGTAATACATCTTGCTTAAAAATTGGTTCAATCAACGGATAAAAATCTTTTTCCGAAGATTTAAACTCATAACCGGCTTTATTATACAATTCGCGAATAATGCTACTCTTTGCAAAAGTAACATTATCACCAACAATATTACCATTGGTATCAATCAAAATATGAATTTTATTAGAAGCAAAATCCATTATACACACATCGAAACACTGCCGTTTTTCTTTTCTCTTTGCAATGATTTCGTCAAAATGTTTATATTGCGCAAGTGCTGCAGGAGGGATTATTTCTCTTATAACCAATTCTCTGACAGATGAAAAAACCAGAATAGATTGACTATTCTGAATAGAGTAATTAATAAGCTTAGGTTGATTTTTAACAGCACTTTGCAATTGAATATTATCAAGAATTGTATCAACCAATGATATTGCTTGATTCATTGAATTCCATTGCAAACTAAATCTGTCATTTAGTGTTTTAATTACGCCATTGTCTACAGACAAACTAAATATTGCTTTTTCACCATAAACAACCTGACCAAAAACCAGGTCACTTACATTTTCCATGATGCCATCAAATTTTTTCTTATCTTTACTTTTAAGATCAATGAGGCTTTCAAGTATTTTTTCGTTGGTTGCTTCGCGCCCTCTACCTGTTGGTAGCCCTAAAGAAGCAATAATTGGTCTTGCAACGCTCCATGTGAAACGCTCAGTCAAGGTCAAGATCGACTTTAACTCAGATTCAGAAAGCACTACCGGGACACTACCTGTCATAACCTACACCTAATCATCCAAAAAGCAATTACAATTGCTTTTGTCCTAATTTATCCTTCGATTCCTATCAAGTTACCTCAATGTTGAAAAAATTTGCAAGCCATTTGATTCTAAAAAGCGACCTCACTCAGACTATTAAAAAGCGAGCAGGCGCGCTTGTATCCCTGCGACGCCTGCCCGCTTTGTGTCGTGGTTTCCATGCTTCTGCATGAGATGTGAAAAAAACCGCTATAACTGTCGGGCCGGATACATTTCACCTTCAATCCAGTATCCTTCGGTATCCTTAATGCAGAGAATTTGCAGTGAGTTGCTCATTTGCCCCCCTCATACAGCTGCGCTGCGATGCACGAAAAAAAAGACTCCCTCGTATGACTGTTAAGAGCTGGCGCAAAGGCCGCATTAAGGACGGCAGCATCACAGCCGTCATCGATATAGAGCGCAATTTTTTTCTCCAGGCGCGCTTTGGCCTCCTGCAGCTGCATACCCCGGCAGGCGCGCGGGATATACTCAGCAATTTGAGCGATACATTTTTCGTTCTGTTTAAACATGCTTCACCCCGATAGGATTGATGGTGTCCAGCAGCAGCCGGCGGCGCGTATTTTCTGCAAAGTGACGGCGTCCGGTTTCTTTGTGGTAAAACTCGTTTTTGCCAACGACCCACATCCGCTCTGTCTGGTGCAGTTTTTTACCTGCGGACCGTCTTTGGTGATCACGGTGCCGGTATGGGTTTTGATAATTGTCATACGGCCTCCCCAAGCACCCAACGGAGTGCGCTCGCATACTCACCATCGGCAGATTCCAGGGCTTTTGTGATTTCTTTGCGGGTTTTCAGGCGAGGCTTTGCATCTCCGAGGATCTGACGCTGACGCCGGGCTCTTTCATGGCCAGTTGTGCCAGCAGTTGCCGCTTCGATTTCAGAGACCTTCTCCCGCTGCTCTTCGGGTTTAAGCGATGCCAGCTGACGCGCCTGGGTAACGGTGACTGTGCCAGCCTCCACCGCTTCCCTGACGGCCTGAGTAGCATCGAGGAGGGAAAGCGTTGCTCGAACGGTCTGAACGCTGCAGCCAAACAACACCGCAATGTCGTCCTCATCGAGCCCACGGTCGAGCGCGTCTGACATTTTTTTAGCCCGGCCAAGCGTCGTATCGGGTCGGCGAATTTCGTTTTCGCTGACCATGTATTTAGCCATCTGATTTGCCGAACCGCGCTTAACGACTCCAGGTACAAGCAGTGGGTCTTTGCCTTCTTTCAGACGGAGTTTATTTGCCTCCAGGGTATGTTTAACGCGCTGACGGCCAACAACTACGCAGGTGAGCCCCGTTTCAGGGTCTTTCCAGACGATGATCGGCTCCAGTACACCCAGCTCTGCAATGTTCAGTACCATCCCTTCCTCGATCGGCAGGTGTACACGCTCATCGTAAAGTGGGTGGTTCTTATCGGTGACCAGGTGCAGGTTTTCAGGCTCGAAATTGAGCACGTTTGTTTTGCCGCTAGCACCGTATACATCGATTGAATTCTTAGCCATGAATAGCCTCCTGAACATCTAAAACTCGCTGAAAAACAGGACTGCCAAGCAGGCTGTAATTCATCCCAACAGCAACTTTCGGCACCAGGCCAAAACGCTTCATGTCAAAGTCGATGACGGCCCGCTGATCGCGGAAAAGCCCCAAACGACCATGCCGGACAACCTCACCAGTCGCTTCTGCTTCGGAAAAATACCGCTGGACAGTAGCGCGACTCAGCCCCAGTTTTTTCATTGCCTCGGCGGTCGTGAGTCGCCCCTGATGTCTGGTGATACGAATCACTGCGCGAACATACTCCCGGCGCTCAACAGCAGAAAATGCTCTAGCCATGTTTTCCTCACTTAACGACGCACAGATGGCGGACGTTTTTGCGATAACTATCCCAGTCGAAGTTCACCCACATGCCGCCGTCCATCTGGAGACGGTCGAGAATGCGCGCGCCGAGGGTGTCCGTCAGAGATTCGTAGTTCAGGTTCGTCAGGATGCCGACCGGACGCATCGACGACAGGCGGCGATCGATAACCTGGTTCAGAATGACCTATTCGCCGCTGCTGCCGCGCTGAATGCCTACTTCGTCCAGGATGAGCAGATCTACCAGGCAAAGGTCGTCCAGAAGCGAAGCCTCTGACTGCCCGTCGTCGTAGCACTCGCGAACACGTAGCATCAGGTCAGGAATAGTCACCACCAGCACAGAGCGACCACCAGCCAGCAGGTGATTTCCGATTGCGGCCGCCAGATGGTTTTTCCCGGTTCCCGGCGCTCCGCTGAATACGAAACTGGCGAACCCTGAACCGAAGTTCTGTGCGTAACTTTTCGCCATCGTGAGCGCCCGGCGCTGACCATCTCCTGCCACCTGGTAATTTGCGAACGTGCAGCTCCGATGCAGATCTTGAATTCCCGCTCGTCCGAATATTTTTTCAGCACGGGTACGCTGGTTTTGTTTTTCCAGTTCTTCGCAGCGTTTGCGCCCTTCCTCGGCCTGCCAGGTTCTCCACTCCTCTACACTGCCAAACTTAGGCTCTACACCCGGAGGGATGAGTTTTTTCAGCCGCTCCAGCGCACTACCAGTACCAATCATATTTTTCATCACTACCCCCTGAACCCACTCGGAATTAATTTATCTGGCTGGGATATTGAGTTCGGATCCCGTTTACCGGTTGGTACTTCGAAGCTCCACAACTCCTCGTAGTGCTTTGAGGGACCGAAAAACGTGGACGCTTGTTTCACGTACTCAGTGTTGAGTTTTCCGGCAGCAGTGACGTAATCCGCATATCGTCGAACACCATCGGTAAGCTCCTGCGCTGTTGCGCCTGATTTAATTCGAGCAGTCCAGGCTTTGAACGCATCGACCTTGCTATTGCCTCCTGCGCGCTTTGGGTATTCCCTCCAGGCCAGTTCAAATTCCTCCGGGTAACTGCTTTTCGGCTTTTCAGATGGAGCTTCATCGGAGGATCCACCATCTGGGGGGGTGGCGGAGCCATGCCCCGAAAGATCTTTATCTTGTTCTTGTTCCTGATCTTGTTCCTGATCTTGGCTTCGAAGCCCCTTCGAAGCCCCTTCTGGCGTTGGGCACGATTCGCGTTTGACATTCAGATGAAAATCATCCTTATAACGCTCGTAAAATGATGAAAGAAAAGGGTTTTCTGAAAGTGATGCATACTCACTCCTGACCCCCGCACAACGGTTATCACCTGGCTTTAATGCCTTGCCTACCTGGTAGGCGGCCATTTCATGCACCCAGACCATCTCTGTGTCCTCGTCATAGCTACAAAACCCCGCTTCGATGGTGCTTTTAAGCCCCTTCGAAGCCCCTTCTAAGCCCAGCCCTGTTTCATGGGCGATATAGAGAATTGGCAGGTAATACAAACCGAGCATGTTTGCGTGTGGCGAGGTCATGAGATAAAACGAAACCACCTGCGCTTCAGCGCCTTTTTTCCGCAGTTCCCGACCTGTTTTCCCCAGCCAGAATTGCGGTGCGACTGTTGCATAGTCACGCATAGATACCCCTGAACTTATGAAGTTGGTTTATCGGTCTTTTCTGCGTGTTGAAAGACAATATCAACACACTGAAAGACACATTTTTGACAGATGGATACGCCGGGGCCGGCAATGAGAACGCCTGCAACCTCAATATTGCTCGCTCAGCAAAAGGAGCATTTATGGGTCGCTTGGGCGTTTACCTCAGTCTTTGTTCCTGACATACTTACCTCGCAATTACCTCTTCGTTTTTGCACCTGAAAGCCGTTGGTGTTACAGCACCGCGGCTTTCGCCTTTTTGATACCCGACATTACAAAACCCCCAGCATTGAAGTGACGATGGCCATCAGTGGCGCCGTTAGTTCTGGGTCAACCCGGAACATCTCGACAATTCCCTCGCTCAGTTCTTTCAGCTTTTGATGACGTGGAGCTCCCATGGCAACGGCAACCTTCGCTTCGCTGGTCTCTTTCTCCAGCCGTGCCAGTCGGGACATGAAATTGTCTTCAGGCAACAGGCGGTGGCGAAATTCCAACGGGAGGACGGCCATGATGGCTGGCGTCAGAAGACGCACATTCGCGCGATACTTTTCAGAATCGACCTCGTTATCCAGGTAACGGAAAAGCTTCTGTCGGGCGCGGCTGATGTCCGCAGGAAATTCAATTTCTTCCCCGCCCTGCTGGCGCCACTCATCGATGATGTACGCCGATACAACATCCTGACCTTCAGCTGCAGCCCAGGCGCGAACGGCAGAACGAATGCCGTCGTGATCTGCCACTTTCGCCTGATTTCGCTTTATCAGAGCGCCGGGGTTGAATCCGGTATTTTGTTGAAAGGAAAGTGTTTGCATGGTCAGCCTTCCTGTTTCGGCAGGCCGTCGGTGGGGTTGGGGTAAAGATCTGGACGTAACTCATGAGGCGTTACTCCGGTCGCATCATAAATTTTGATTACACGTGAGGATGGAACTCCATTTTTGCGCCAAAAAGAAACCGCCATTTTCGTTACGCCCAGAGCAAAACCCAGCGCGCTTGCAGAACCAGACTTTTGTATAGCTTTTTCGATACCAGTCATATGACCTCCTTAGATAGCGCAAAGTAAAGCATTAATTTACTTTACAGTCAACCTAAGCATGCCTATCAAGGAGTAAAGCAATTATTTACAATGAGAACATGAGCGATAAAACCCCGACCGAAGGCCTGATCTCTAGGCTTACAGAATTGAATGCAAAAGGGATCTCAAAAACTGAGATGTCCCGGATTGCTGGCGTCAGTAAGCAGGCAGTCTCCGGCTGGTTCAAAACAGGACGAATCAGTAAAGAATCTGCATTGGCAATCGCCGATGCTGTCGGAGTTTCGGTTCCATGGTTGTTAGGTGAGGATGTTGGGGAGAAAAACGGGCTTAAAGCTGACGAGCAACGTCTGCTAGAACTCTATCGACAATTGCCCGAAGATGAGCAGCAGAACATGTTGCGGATCGTATCTCTCCGTCTCAAAGAGCTCGATGAGCTGTATGCCAAGTACATGGGGCGAAGGATTAAGGGCGATGAAGAATAATCATCACAACGGTTTAATCACGTAAGCGCCATATCCCGTAGAGAATTACGGAGAGGTTTGTAACTGAAATAATCAAGGCAACTGTGGCCAAGATATCAGAGCCAGACATAGGAAAACCTCCATGAGCTATAGCGACATCGTTGCAACTATTGCAATGATTGTATCTATCACAGCAGTTCCTGAAAGCGGTTACTTTAGCTACAGATATGCAGTAAAAGGGGAAAAACGCAAAGAGTTCAATGCAATAAGCGATATAATAAGACAAAAATTAAGAGATCAATTGCGACTTATTGAGAATGGAGTGTTTCCCGGTGGCGGAAATGTATCAATATCACAGCGAGAGATTGATACGTTTATTGATATCTGCAGCCCCAAGAACAAGGAACACCTTTCGGAACTCTGGAGTGAATATCAGCGCTCCCTGCAAAACAGTATTGATGTCAGTGACCCGTTGAAAGATCCTGACTTTCATAGCCCTTCATTTATTCAATCAGCGATTGAAAAAATATTGCCGTATTGTCAGCGCCAGTAGCCCGGCCACGCGTCGAGTTTTATTGCCCCTACTCTTTCGGTAGCGACAGAATGTCAAGGGCCAATTCCACAGCCAGATCGACATGGTCTTCCTGCCACAACACCTGAATCATCTCTATCAGAGCCTCTCTTGACGGCTCTTGCTTCTCAACCAGTAGCTGCATAACCGCTACCCCGATAACCTGCGCTATTTGCGGGTGCATCTTCGCGAAAAACTCATCGTCATACCGCATACCATTAGCCCTCATTGATGTTTTGGTGAGCATAACACATACGGAAAACCGCGACTAAAGCCATGCACCCATCGCCGGATACAGCAATGCTTTACAAATCAATTCATCTAAACTTGACTTAATAGTAAAGCAATGTTTTACTTATTACCAGCAACACCCCACCAAGGCAGGACGCCCACGAAGTAGCTGCCCGGAGCATACGAATTCCGGGATGAGGTGGAAATATCAATGCGCAGTAGGTAGTAACGTTCCGCTGGCCGGCGACAAGGCAGAGGTTGAAATGAGCAAGCACGGCATCAGGGCCCTAGTCATTTCGGCAGTTATCGGGCTCTTCATCTGGATCGCGCTTTTCAGCGTACTGAGGGAGATATTTCTATGAATGATTTCGCACGCAAACCCGCTCGTCAGCAGGCTGTTCGTTTAAGTCCGCTGTCAGCGTTCATCCGCCGGGTGTGCTACATGCTCGCGCAAAAAGGAGACCCTTCATGAGCACGATGTTTGCCCTGGTTCTCACCGTCAGCATGCTGACGGGCGGTAATCAGGATGTCCTACTCGGCGTTTACGACACTGAGAATGACTGCAAGGCTGCTGCAGAAGAGCAACACGTGAAAGCTGAATGTTATCCACTGAAAGGTGTACTGGACGAACATCCGGCCGGGTTCACGGTGCAAATGTAGGGGGAAGAATGCAGAAGAAATGCGGTTACTGCCGGAAAGCGATCGAGGGAAAACCAGTAGTAAGCACCCTGTTATATCTCCAGGGAAACCAGCTCGCACGGAAAGAAAAAGAGTACTGCTCTGAACGCTGCGCCTCTTACGACCAGATGGCGCACGAGAGCTAACGTAAACCCGCCGAAGCGGGCTGTACGTCCGGTGCCACCGACCAAAGTTACACCGGAAATTACCAAAACCAATGACCACCCTGAATGGGCGCTACCAATGGCCCGGGGGATTCTACATCCAAAATAGAGGCTATCACATGGAATATTTTTATCTGATAAAAGCGACTCAAAAATCGGGTAAAGCTGATGCCGTAATCTGGCGCACTAATAAATCAGAAGCTCGCGCCCTTCTGCAGCTCGACGTCGATCTGGAAGACGCAGGGATCGAAACAGGCCGCGGCAAAGACTATCAAAAACCAATTCGCACCGATTTCCCGGTATTCAACGACCTGCCGGCGGAGGGTGTTCTCGATTACTCATGGTGCGAACGCTACCAGCTCGGCGATGATGGCCGAACCTGGACTTTGAAGCCAGGACAGGCGCCTGCTGATGTTCATCACGGCGATGATGCCGGGGTATCCGCTGAGCCCGTTAGTGGCGAGTTTGTTGAAGCCAATACTACTGGCGACGCGGCACAAGGTGAGACCGTGGAAACTTTCGGTAGTGATGAATACCAGGACGATTCCAGCGCGCTTTTTAACGTGGCAGAACTCCCCTTTCGCGCTCAGTTGCTGGCGCAGTACATGGCTGAAGAACGTCACGTTTATCATATAAGCATGCCTCACAGGCAGGAGCTGTCAGCTCTTGAAATGGACACTGATAACGCAGCCGTCCAGGATCTGATTCTGGCCGCCGAGAATGTCCCTGAAATCAAAAAATACGATATGCCGGCGCTCTGGAAATTCACCAGCGCCAATAAAAAAGTCTTCCCGGAAGGGAAACGGCATGAGCTCGGCAAACGTATTCAGTTTGCAAAGCTGTGGTTCGCCACGAACGCGATCGACCGCGGCATTCTCACCAGGGAATGGGCTGCCGGTAACTGCATTTCTTCGGTTTTGAAAACTGATGCAGGAACTAATGCTGGCGGCGGTAATAAAACCGATCGCAATCCTGACTACACCCATACCCTTGATACGCTCGATGTAGAAATAGCCCTGGCCACAATGCCAATGGATTTCGATATCTACAATTTCCCGGCATCAATTCACCGCCGGGCCAAAGAGATCGTCCAGAAGAAAGAAAGTCCGTTCAAGGAATGGTCGGCAGCGCTGCGCAAGGTCGCAGGTATCCTGGATTATTCCCGCGCAGCGATTTTTGCCCTTATCCGTGGCGCCACCAGCGATATTCACCATTTCCCGGTAAGTCTGCATACCTATATCAATGCGAATCTGACCGAGCATAAGCATGACGTCCCTTCTGCTGAGACGCTTGAAAAAGCTGGTCATGTTTCATCTGCCGCCGTCACTTTGGACGCTGTGAAAAAGGCTATCGATGGAGATGAAGGTGTGCCGGACCTGGAAACTCTCCCAACTGATTTTCAGGTAATTGGCACCGAACTGGTGAAAGAAGCGCAAAAGAAACGCCCTGACGCTAATCAGGTTCTGGCCGCCGAACGGGGCGAATATGTCGAAGGTATAAGTGACCCCACGGATCCGAAGTGGATAACCGAAGACCTGACCAAACCCAAACAGCCTGAAGTTTCAAACATGGGCAATGGTGTTTTTTCGATTGATGGTCTGATGGATAGCCAGCCAGCACCAGCACCAGCACTTTCTATCGTGGACCAGGCGCGCCAGCGCGCTGCAGAAGAAAAAATACATCCAGCTAATTCCGGGGAAACCACCAGCGATGTGCAGATGGAAACGGCTCAGCCGGTCGAAGACGAAAATGATAATGCGGTATCAGCAGGCGAAGGCACTGATGAGCCTCCTGCGCAAACAATTGCCGTGAACATGAGCAAAATACTGGCTGAACGCTGCCCGGATCTTACCGCCGAAGTGCTGAAAAGCCAGGTTTCGGAGAGTGCTCATAGCGATGAAGAGGAAAAGGCTGAACAAGCAGCGCCAGCATGGCCGGAGTATTTCGAGCCTGGTCGATATAAAGGCGTGCCAAATGAGGTCTACCACGCCGCTAACGGCATCAGCTCCACGATGGTTAAAGATGCCCGGGTATCGCTGATGTATTTCGAGGCGCGCCATGTATCCAAAACCATCCAGAAGGTACGCTCCCCTGTTCTGGATATGGGCAATCTGGTGCATGCACTGGCGCTGCAACCTGATCAGCTGGAAAAAGAATTCAGTATCGAGCCGGAAATCCCGGAAGGCGCCTTCACCACGACGGCGACGATCCGCGCATTTATCGATGAATACAACAACGGGCTTCCGGTTTTGCTCAGCGCAGAGGACATCAAGAGATTCCTGGAGGAATACAACGCGAACCTGCCCGCCCATGTTCCCTTGGGTACATCAGTTGAAGAAACCGGCCAGGGTTATATGTCTTTACCTGCTGAGTTCCAGCGCATTGAAGACGGTCAGAAGCAAACCGCCACCGCAATGAAGGCCTGCATCAAGGAATACAACGCCACCCTGCCCGCCCAGGTGAAAACCAGCGGTGGCCGCGATGCCTTACTGGAACAGCTGGCGATTATTAATCCTGACATGGTTGCTCAGGAAGCACAGAAGGCGCAGCCCCTGAAAGTCTCTGGCACAAAGGCCGATCTGATTCAGGCCGTGAAATCGGTAAAACCGGATGCCGTGTTTGCCGATGAGCTGCTGGATGCATGGCGCGAGAACCCGGAAGGAAAAGTGCTGGTTACCCGCCAGCAGCTGGCTACGGCACTGGCCATTCAGAAAGCACTGTTGAATCACCCGACCGCCGGCAAGTTGTTGACGCACCCGAGCCGCGCCGTCGAGGTGAGCTATTTCGGTATTGATGAGGAAACCGGGCTGGAAGTTCGCGTGCGCCCTGACCTTGAAATAGACATGGGCGGCCTGCGCATCGGTGCTGACCTGAAAACCATCAGCATGTGGAACATCAAGCAGGAAGGCCTACGCGGGAAACTGCACCGGGAAATCATCGAGCGCGATTATCACCTGAGTGCGGCTATGTACTGCGAAACCGCAGCCCTTGACCAGTTCTTCTGGATATTCGTCAACAAAGACGAGAACTACCACTGGATCGCCATCATCGAGGCATCCGAAGAACTGCTGGAACTCGGCATGCTGGAATATCGCAAAGCAATGCGTGCCATCGCGAACGGTTTCGACACTGGCGAATGGCCGGCGCCGATTACCGAAGACTACACCGAAGAACTTAACGATTTTGATATGCGCCGTCTCGAAGCGCTGCGCGTACAGGCATAAGGGGGAATAACAATGTCCAATTTAGTCGCAACTACTGAAAACCAGACCCAGAAGATCGACAACGTTTCTATCCTGACGAACGGTGAATTGTTCAACCGCCTGCGCACGCTCTCGGAAGTAATGGCCAATAGTGGAAACTTCGTGCCTGAGCATTATCGCGGGAAACCAGATGCGTGCATGGCTGTAGTGATGCAGGCAGCGCGTTGGGGTATGGATCCGTTTGCAGTGGCACAGAAAACCTTCATCGTGGGTAACTCAGGTGTGCTTGGCTATGAGGCACAGCTGGTGAATGCGGTAATTAACACCATGGCTCCAACCAAAGACCGGATCCATTTTGAATGGTTTGGTGCATGGGAAAATATCGTTGGCCGCTTCATTAAAAAAACCAGCGGCAAAGGTAACGACTACATCGCGCCGGGCTGGGATTTGCAAGATGAAGCTGGCGTGGGCGTCCGCGCCTGGGCAACGCTCAAAGGAGAATCAGAACCTCGCGAGCTTGTGCTGATGCTTTCGCAGGCACAAGTCCGCAACTCTACACTGTGGGCGAGCGACCCCCGTCAGCAACTGGCCTATCTCGCCGTTAAACGTTGGGCGCGACTGTACTGCCCGGATGTGATCCTCGGGGTCTATACCGCCGATGAAATTGACGAACGCGAAGAAAGGGTTATCAACCCGGCGCAGACAGAAAAGGTCACGCTGAATGAGATAACACACTCCGTTGGCGATTCCACCAGCACGCAAGAGCCTGCATCTAACGTTGACTCTGTTGCTCACGAACTCCGAGAGCGGATTGATACAGCTGAATCAGTGGACCAGGCCAAAGCCATTCGTGTAGACATCGAATCACAGAAAGCTCTGCTGGGTACTGCTTTGTATACCGAACTGAAGAGTAAGGCGGTGAAACGCTACTACCTTGTTGATGCGAAGAACAAAGTTGAGGCCGCCATAAATTCACTCCCTAACCCGGGGGATCCGGAAGCCGAAGCGTTATTCGCGAAGGCAGAAAGCACCCTGACCTCATCGCGCCGCCACCTCGGTGATGAACTGTATGACCAGTTCCGCATCACCCTGGACGACATGAAACCAGAATACGTGGGCTAAGGGAGGCGGGAGGGTTCGCCCTCCCGGTAACGATATGAGCAAATCACTGAATGCACGATGCATACGTCGCTGGGAAGTGGAATTCAAACCTTTCTGCGATTCAAAAGTTAACCCCTACTGGCGTAAACGCGATCTGCGCGGGTATATCCGCGAAGCTGCACTCACCACCGCTTACTGCATGGTTGAACGAATGGCTGAAGATAACGCCCGAGCTGATTTTGGTATCAAGGGTTGGTCGTCGGATTTCTCAGCCTGGTACGACGAACGTCGGGAGCACTATCGCAAAGACGCAAAGCTCATTCTTGATACGTTTGCCTGCAACGAAGCTATTGATGAAGAAATTCAGAACGAGCTGGAGGCCTGGAATGACTGATATCGCCACCTTCACTAATGAGCAATTAATCGCCGTGTGCCGTGCTGACGTGGCGGAAATGTCGAAGTTTTTAAAAGAGGGTGAATTCAGCAATCCGTCCCGCGCAGCCATGTATTTGCGTATTACTGAAATCGCATTGGCTGCGCTGATGGGGGAGTTCTCATTTGCTCGCAACCAGGTACGCCGCGAGCACGCCGAGTGGTCACAGTCCACCTTCGGGAATGTCGGCCCGATCGGCCCACTGAAGCACCTACGAAGAGAAGTGCTGGAAACCATCGCTAAGCCGCATGATCTGATCGAGTGGGCTGATATGCAATTCCTGTTGTGGGATGCGCAACGCCGTGCCGGTATCACTGACGAGCAGATTACCCAGGCGATGATCGATAAGCTCGCGGTAAATAAGGCGCGCCAGTGGCCCGAGCCAAAGGACGGGGAACCTCGGATGCATTTACGAAGCGAAGACGAATCACTCAACGCCAGGCGCCGCCGTAATCGTGAATCTAATGCGCGCGCTCGCGAACGTGAAACGCCCGCACAACGCAAAGCCAGACTGGAGAAAAACAGATTGAGAATGGCTCTTCGTCGTAAGGGAGGTGCCAAATGAGCCTGAAACACCGCCTTCCCGAACTGGAAGCCAGCATCGACCCGGCAGCATTGCGCGCAGCCGCCGACGAATATTCGGATCTGCTTCTGACTTTGTGCTTGTGCATGAAGATGGCCGGCCCCACCCGGGCTAACGTGCGCGCCTGCGCCACCGAGCTTAAAAAGCGCCTGACTACCTGGCACAGCCATAAAGAGCTCAATGCAATTCTGTCCAGTTGGGATCCCGTTGGCTATGTTCTCGGCCTCCGCCGGGAAGCGAACGACAACGCGCGCGCAGCTGGCGATCCGGTTGATGTCTTTGTGTGAGGTGAATATGCGACTGATTAACCGAAGCAAACAATCACCGCTGGGCCGCCAGGCGTGCGATGCGGCACTGGCAAAACATGTTGAGCTTTATGGCGATTATGGCAGGCAGAAAATGAAGCGGACCTATACCGTCGTGGTTCAGGGCACAAAAATCACTGTTGAGGTCGTTAATAGGAATTGCAGCTACGTGGCCACGGCCATGAACTGCGCCCGGCGGCTCCGGCATTTACCCGGTCAGGTTTCCTGATATCGGAATATCACCCTATCGGGCTTTGATGGCTCATATTAATCAAACTGGAGGTTTACATGGGACAGCTCGTTAGCTTAGAAGACTGGGCTTCCGGTCCTAATGGGTTTAAGCATCCGCCATCCAGAGCGTCGTTGCACAGAATTGCAAAAACGGGACAAACGATCCCGAGGGCGCTAAAGCTTGGTCGGCGATGGGTTATAGATGAAGATGCAAAATTCATAGGCTTAATCACATCGCCGGTTCTACCACCCCGCATGCCGAAAGCGGTTAAAACGCTAATGGAGCGAGTAATTAATGGCAGCCAGACCACGTGATCACAAAGTTAATATTCCAAATCTTTATTGCAAATTGGATAAACGTAACAGCAAAACTTACTGGCAATACCGGCACCCCTTAACCGGTCAGTTTATCGGGTTTGGCACTGATCAGGATGCGGCCAGTCAGGCCGCAACTGAACTTAATCGCCTGCTGGCACAACAGGAAACGGCTCAGTCGTTTGCCCTCATAGATATGGTGAATCATAAAAAGGTTAATTCAAAAAAATCCATACGGATGCGGGTATGGATAGACCGTTATCTAAAGATTCAAGAGGAGCGACTCAGTGATAACGAAATAAAACTTAATACGCTCAAATCGAGAAAGACATGCGTCGGTGTTCTTGCACAACGGATGCCTGATGTTGGGATACAGGAAGTAACCACGAAAATGCTTGCAGCCATTACCGACGAATATAAAGCCAAAGGTAAAGCACGAATGGCACAAACGCTTCGTAGCGTCTGGATCGATTTGTTCAGGGAAGCACAACATGCGGGCGAAGTTGAGCCAGGATACAACCCGGCACTAGCTACCAGAAAAGTCGTTGCTCGAGTAAACCGCTCTCGACTGAATTTTGAAATGTGGCAAGCGATCTTTGAAGCGGCCAGCGATATGGCCCCTTACGTTCAAAACTCCATGCTGTTGGCGATAGTCACCGGACAAAGGCGCGGTGATCTCGCCAAAATGAAGTTCTCAGATGTTTGGGATGGATACCTGCACGTTAAACAGCTAAAGACAGGTGTGAAACTTGCTATTCCACTCAGTTTGCGCAGTGAGGTGCTGGACATTAGCCTGGCACAAGTGATCAAGCGCTGTAGGGATCGGGTTGTTAGCCCGTGGCTTCTTCACCACGTAACGTCCAGCGGGAAAGTAAAAGCCGGCGATCAGGTTGGCGAGAACAGCCTTAGCGTTTCCTTCAAACTCGCAGTGGATAGCACTAACCTTTCCATTGAAAGAGGGAAAACAATGCCTACTTTCCATGAGCAGCGCTCACTGTCCGAACGTCTGTATGAGGCACAGGGAATCAATACCCAACAGCTGTTAGGACACTCATCAGAAAAAATGACAGCACAGTATCACAACGATCGGGGTCTCGATTGGGTGAAAGTAAAGGTGTAGCTACGTGAAAAATTGGGCCGTACCCCCATGCAAATTTAGCAAAATTTAAAGATTCATTTTGGGGAAAAGTTTTGGAGGGATTTTGGGGAAGAAAAAATCGAAAAAAAACCGGGCATCGCGCCCGGTTATCGTGTCAGCCCGAAATGGCCCTACGCACTCAGCCCACGGTTTTCCAGCATCGGCTCAATCTGTGGATCGTGGCCGCGCCACTGGCGATAAAGTTCAGCTAAATCAGTGCTATTGCCTCGCGACAGAATCGCTTCCCGGAAGCGCTGACCGTTTTCACGGGTCAAACCGCCCTGCTCCACGAACCATTGATAGCCGTCGTCGGCCAGCATCTGGGTCCACAGATAGGCGTAATAGCCTGCCGCATAGCCGCCGCCGAAGATATGGGAGAAATAGCTGCTGCGATAGCGCGGCGGAACGGCCGCCAGATCCAGGTGTTCTTCCTGCAATATCTTCTGCTCAAACCCATCCACGTCCTCCGGTATTGCCGAGGTCGACAGGCTATGCCAGCGCATATCGAGCAACGCAGCAGCCAACAACTCGCTCATGTCGTACCCTTTATTGAAGGTTGCCGCACGCAACATATTGTCGCGTAGCGCCTCCGGCATCGATTCCCCGGACTGGTAGTGCTTCGCGTAGTGGGCAAACACCTGCGGCTGGCTGGCCCAGTGTTCGAAGATCTGCGAAGGAAATTCGACAAAATCGCGCGGGGTATTGGTTCCGGAGAGACTGGCGTAACGCTGGCTGGCGAACAGCCCATGCAGGGTATGGCCAAACTCATGGAACAGAGTGATCACCTCATCCCACGACAACAGCGCGCTCTGCCCTGCCTGCGGCCGGGCGTAGTTGCAGACATTGTAGATAACCGGTCGCTGCTCCCGCAGGGTAGACTGTTCGACAAACACATCCATCCAGGCGCCGCCGCTTTTTGAGTCGCGTGCGTAGTAGTCACCGTAAAACAGCGCCATCCCTTCGCCGTTGTGATCGAAGATTTCCCAGACCCGAACATCCGGGTGATAGACGGGGATATCGAAGCGCTCGACAAAGCGGAGGCCAAAGAGCTGCGTGGCTGTCCAGAAGACGCCATCCTGCAGCACGCGCTCGAGAGCAAAATAGGGTTTAAGCTGCGCATCATCAATGGCAAAGGCAGCTCGCCGTACCTGTTCGCTGTAATAGAGCCAGTCCCATGCCGCGGCGCGAAACGTCCCGCCCTCGTTGTCAATCACCTGCTGGATGTCAGCCAGCTCTCGTTCCGCCCGCGCCCGCGCCGCCGGCGCGATCCGACGCATAAAAGTTAATGCCTCCGCCGGAGAGGCCGCCATTTGATCGGTCAACGCCCAGCTGGCGTAATCGGCCGCGCCCAGCAGTTCCGCCTGCTGCGCGCGGATCGCCGCCAGTCGCAGCACCAGGCGACGTGTATCATGCTCATCGCCCTGCTGATTGCGCGTCCAGCCAGCGGCAAAGAGATTCTCCCGCGTCTGTCGGTCGCGCAAAGAGAGCAGCGGGGGCTGCTGGGTGGTATTGGTCAGCGTCAGCAGCCAGCGGTCACTGAGCCCTTTTTCCCGCGCCGCATCGGCCGCCGCGGCTATCTCCTCATCCGCCAGGCCATCCAGTTGATGTCGGTAATCAACCACCAGGCCACCGCTTTTGGCCGCCCCCAGCAACCGCTGCTGGAACTGACTTTGCAGGGTCGCCGCTTCGGTGTTCAGCGTGCGTAGCACCGCCTTCTGCGCCGGCGCCAGCGTCGCCCCGGCATGGACAAAACGTTGCCAGGTGAGGGTCAGGAGACGATGAGATTCGCTGTCTAATGCCAGCGCGTCACGCTGCTCATAGACGCTGTTCACTCGCTGAAATAAGGCCTCGTTAAGCCAGATGTCATTCCCCAGCTCGGCGAGCTCAGCAGAAAATTCTTCATCCAGAGACTGGATGAACGGGTTGGTGTGGGCGCCAGCCATGGCGAAAAAGACCCGCGTCACTCGAGCCAGCAGCTGTCCGCTCTGTTCAAGGGCCTCAAGAGTGTTGGCAAAATTCGCCGGCTCCGGGTTGTCGATTATCGCGCGGATCTCCGCGCGCTGCTGCCGGATACCCTCATCAAACGCCGGGCGATAGTGGCAGTCCTGGATGAGATCAAACGGGGGTGCCTGGTAAGGCAGCAAACTGACGCTAAAAAAGGGATTTTGTTCAGACAT